GTGCGCGAATTGATCATGTGCGGCGTGTCGCAGGTGACCAAGACCAGCATCGCGTATGCCTGCCTCATGTCTGCCCTGTGGCGCGACCCCGGCCCGGCGGGCGTGGCCATGCCGGACGAGAAACACCTCGCCCGCGTCATGGAGGAGAAGCTCGGCCCGCACATGCGGCGGTCGGTCGAGTGCCGGGCCATGCTCGCCAACGTGCGCGACCCCATACTCCGCAACAAGATACTGCTCCGCCACGCGAGCATATGGGGAATCCACATGGGGTCCGAGGCGTCCATGTCGTCCATCACATTGCGCTACCTGCTGGTGGACGAGGAGGATGCCTGCACCGACCACAGCGCGGTGGGCGTGGTGCGCGAGCGCGTCACCTCGTATGCCGACGTGTCGAAGATACTCCGCTACTCCAAGCCTCGCGGGGGCGAGCAGGAGTCGACCATATGGGCCGCGCTCAAGACGTCGTGCCAGACGGTCTACGAGTGGCGCGCCGTCTGCCCAGCTTGCCGCACCCCGCAGGTGATGCGGCAGGAGCGGATACGCATCCCCAAGGACGAGCGCGACCCCGCGCGCATCTGGAACCAGCGGCTGGCCCGCTACGAGTGCGAGGGCTGCGGCTACCGCTGGAACGACCATACCCGCGACCTCGCCGTGCGGGCGGGGCACTGGTACGCCGAGCGCGTCGTGCGCGGTGCCAGCACGGTGGGCTTCCACATGCCGTCGTGGATTAGCCCATTCGTCAGCCTCTCCAAGATCATGCAGGAGTACATGGAGGCCCTGCAGGACGGCAGCCCCGCCAAGCTCGCCGCCTTCGACAACTCGCACGGTGCGCGGGCGTACAAGGCCATCGCCATCGAGACGGACGCCGACCGTCTGCGCCGCATGGTGCGTCACGACCTGCCGCCGCTGGTCGCCCCCGAGTGGGCGGTGGCCCTCACCTGCGGCATCGACGTGCAGATGACGGGCTTCTGGTTCGTGGTGCGGTCGTGGGGCCGAGGCGGCGAGTCGTCGCTCGTGCAATACGGCTGGCTCACCACGTGGGACGACGTGCGTACGCAGGTGTTCGATACGACCTACCCTGTCGCCGGACGCGACGACGTGGTCATGCCCATCTGGCGGGCGGGCATCGACATCGGCGGCACGGAGGACGTGCAGGCATCGCAGGGCTGGTCGAAGACCGAAGAGGTCAAGATGTGGCTGCTCGAACACGACCCGGAGGGCGACACCATCCGGGGCGTCAAGGGCGCAAGCCGCGACATGGACCAGATGGTGCGAGCCTCGACCATGCAGCGCGACCCCAAGGCCCCGGCAAAATGGCAGGACGTCCTGCCGCTCATGCTCATCAACACGGTCGACATGAAAGACCTCATCCACCTCGTGCGGTTTCGCGAGGACTCGCGGCAGGCCATGTGGCTGCACAGCGAGACCGACGAGAACTACATCCGCCAGCTCACCTCCGAGAAGCGGCGGCACGAGAAGGGCAAACGCGCGGTGTGGGACGCGGGCAGCCGTGCGAACCATCTGCTCGACTGCGAGGTGTACGCGGCGGCCTGTGCCCATGTCGATTGGGCACCTGCGCTGGCGACGCTGGGCGACCCGGTGTGGCGCAGGCTGCAACCTGCCAGACAGCAATACCAACAGCAGCCCGCCAGCCCGCTTGCCGGACGGCTGCACAGACCTGTGAGGGTTAATCCATGGGCCAGACAGGACTAGCCGACATCCCTGTGGACGTGCTCCGCCGGTTGGTGCGCGAGGTGACCGAGGCTAAAAGCGTGGACTGGTCGGCCCGTGATGGTGCCGTATGCCCGGTGTGTGGGACACGGCGCTGCCGGGTGACGTCTACGACGGCATGGTCTGGAAAGGTTCGGGAGCGGTATCACCGTTGCCCGTGCTGCACGCATCGGTTCAAGAGTGTGGAGAGCGGGCTATGATGCCAACATATCTTGCCGTAATTCTAGGCCTTTGATAGCCTTCTCAAAAGGAGACCACCATGAAGTTGCTTCTCACAGTTATGCTTGCATTATCCTTAGCTCTGGCGACTTCCAATGCTTTTGCTAACGGATGGTACAAAACAAGTTGGGGTATGTCTGTTCAAGAAATTGAAGAAGCCGTAGGAAGGCGCCTTGAGCCCGCAACTGATTTTTTCATCGACAATGGGTTCAACTACAAAATTCGTAATTTTAATATTGGTGACATTGCATGCAACATCAAAATGTCAATTCAAAATGACAAGCTTATATTTGTAAGAGTTGACGTTTCTTCAAACCCGTCATTCGAAAGCTTCATGTATCTCAATGAGTCATTGCGTAAAAAATATGGGAGAGGAACAGGTGTAGATACAATGCAACTTGATGGAGGAGGAGAAATAACTTCCGCCTCTTGGGCAACGGATACAACGATAATAACTGTCATATTTTCATCAATGATACTTGCCAATGAGGCAATGAACGCTGTCTATATCGATTACAAACCTCGTCTAAAAGCAGATTCTGACAAATTATAAAAGAGAGCTATATGCGCTCAACGCCAATCCATTCATCACTAGCGGCTCCGCACAACAACACGGAGCCGCATTATTTTGACAACTCGAACTAAAGCGCTCAAGTATCTGTGAGAACGATACTTCTACCCTAACACTTATTATCAAAGAAATGCTTCAGCTTACTGAAGACGTATCCTTCATGAGCCTCTCGTCTGAAGAAAACTGAAAAACTCACACCTTTGCCCCTCAAGCGGCTCCGCAGAACAACGCGGGGCCGCTTTTTCGTCTCTTTAGGGGCATAGCCAGTGCACCATATAATATTGCAACTGGAGGGCCACATTTCCAATATCGTGTAGTTTTTACAGCGCTGTAGTTTTTACACGCTCCAAGTGTTGCGTCGCGCCCGTGGGTGCAGGGTATGCCTTTGTCAAAAGTCACACCCTGCCCGCGAGGAGCACATGCCTACCAAGATCACCACCGACGCCGTCGAGCAAGCCGCAGCAGCAGCAGCCGAGATGCAGGAGACCTCCGACGAGGGATTTTTGCGCAAGCGCGCCCCGTTGCGCGAGCTGATGGCTGCCCGGCGCGAGTTGCTCGACGAGGACCGCGCCAACAGGCGCGGCGATGTGCTCGCCAGCGCACGGTGCATCGCGCCGAGGAGGGGCTAGGTGCTCTACCGCCCCACTCGTCAGCATCGCGGTCGCCACGCCAACAGGGTGAGCGCAGGCTCGCAGGGCACGCTTGCGACGTGGACGCAATCGCTCGTCAGCCAATTGGTGTCAGAGCGTCAGCGTAGCCGCGTGGCAGACCGCGCCCTCGACCTGTACACCAACGACGGCATGGCCCACGGGCTGCTCGAGACCATCCTCGTCGAGTGTGTGGGCACGGGCATGACGCCCAGCTTCGACCCCAAGGCCGCATGGATAGGCAAAGACCAGGGGTGGGGCGAGGACTACGCGACGCGGGCACAGCAGGTATTCGAGGCGTGGGGCCTCGACTTCCGCTGCTGGGCCGACGCACAGCGCCGCCTTGATTTCTACGGCCTTCAGGCCCTTGCGACATTTTGCTGGAAACTCGACGGCATCGGCGTCTTTCAGGTGGTGCAGCGTAACGACGCCATGCGCCCCCTCTCGCTGGCCCTGCTGCCCATCGACCCGTTCCGGCTCGTCACGCCCTCGGACGTCAAGGGCGACGTCTACGACGGCATCGAGGTCGACACCGACGGAGCACCTGTCGCGGCCTACATCCGCAAGCCCGGCGTCTCCACCCTGCGGGCGACCACGGGCGACTGTGACCGCGTGAGCGTGTACGACCCAAAGACCGGCCTCCCCCGGCTGCTGCTCGTGACGGGCGTCCGCAACATCTCCGAGTACCGTCAGGACTCGCTCCTCGGCCCCATCATCAAAGAGATCCGCGATTCCAACGACTTCGTCGACGCGGCCCTCGTGGGCGCGCTGGTGCGTAACCTGTTCGTGCTGTTCGTGCAGGACATGAGCAGCACGAAGGACAACACGCCGCTCTCCGACCGCGTGCTCGAGATGGACAAGGGCACGGTCATCAAGGGCGCACAGCGCGAGCTACCGCATTTCTTCCAGCATCACGCCGCGCCCAACGGGTACCGCGAGCTGTTCGAGGGCATCGTCGACCGTGTGGGCATGGCCTCCGGTCGCGGAGCCGAAAGCGTGTTGCGCCGCTATCAGGCGTCGTACTCCGCCTCGCGCGCAAACATGGAGCGCGCCGAGCAGCTCAACGACTTCGAGCGGACGGTGCTCGACACCCGTTTCAACCGCCCCGCCGTCTCGTGGATGCTCTACGAGGCCGCCTTGCATGGGATGTTGCCCGTCTCGCCCGACGAGTTCCGGGCCAACCTATACGCCCTGACGGCCTGCCAGTTCCTCCCGCAGCCCGCGCGCCACATCGACCGCGAGAAGGCCGCCAACGCGACGGCCATCGAGCTATCCACCGGCACGACCTCCTACGAGCGCATCTACGGCGAGCAGGGGCGCAACTGGCGGCAGGCCCTCGAGCAGCGGGCACGCGAACTCGCCTACATCAAGCAGCTTGAGAAGCGCCACGGCGTGCAGCTCTCACCGGTGGCCCCCACGGGCGCAAAGCCCACGGCCACGACCAATCAGCAGGACAAAGAGGAGACCCCCGATGAGCCAGACGCGTCGTAACATCCTCGCTGGCGTCATGTTCGCGATGCAGCCCGACATGCTCGACACGGTGGCTGACATCGTCGAGCGGCATCTGCGCAGCGAGCGTGCGCCCGCCGCCCAGCAGGGCGAGGCGACAGAGGGCGCAGACGCCGGACCGCACAACGCGGTCGCGGGCCGCGCCCCCGGCAAGGGCTACGCCATCACCGCTGACGGTGTGGCGGTAATCCAGCTGGGCGGCATGATGGCCCGCAATCCCGGCCTCATCGCCGAGGCGTGCATGGGCGTCACCAACTGCCTGACCGTGGCCCGCGCCGTGGAGCAGGCCGCCGAAGACCCCGCCGTCCGCGCCATGGTGCTCGACATCGACAGCCCCGGCGGCACGGTCAACGGCACGACCGAACTGGCGCAGGCCATACGCCGCGCCGATGCGGTCGTGCCCGTGGTCGCCTACAGCGGAGGGCTCATGTGCTCGGCGGCCTACTGGGTAGGGTCGGCGGCGCGCAAGGTCGTCGTGGTCGACACGGCGACCGTGGGCTCCATCGGCGTTGCCACCGTCCATTGCGACCGCTCCGCAGAGGATGCCCAGAAGGGCGTCACCCGGTCGGTCATCTACGCCGGAGCCTACAAGCGCATCGCCAGCGACGAGAGGCCGCTCACCGAAGAGGGGCGCGCTTACCTGCAATCGCAGGTCGACCGCCTTTACGCCTCGTTCGTCGAGGCCGTGGCGGAACATCGCGGCGTCGATGCCGAGGCCGTGGTGCAGAACATGGCGGACGGTCGCGTGTTCATCGGGCGGCAGGCCCTCACCGCAGGTCTCGTCGACGCGATCGGCGACATCGAAACCGCCCTGACCCTTGCCGGTGAGCTGGCGGACAACCCCCATCCTGAACAGGAGGCAACCATGCGCGACTCCAAAGGCGCACAGGCAGCAGGCAAGGGACAGCAGCAGGACGCGTCCCTCTCCACCGAACCCGGCGTCGTCACCGCCGAATCCGTCGAGGCCGCTGCCAACGCAGCCCGCGATGCCGA